AATACTCATTGTTTCCAAAGTAATCCGTTTTGGGGAAGGGTTGATCCGAACTCGTATAGCGTATTTAGCGACGGAAGTGAAATAATTAGGTACAACGAAGAATTTAGAATGTATAAAGGTAAACTGGATTTCGTCTTTACTTCACCACCTTATTTTAATCGTGAACAGTATTCTCAAGACGAATCACAATCGTTTAAAAAGTTTTCGGCGTATGACGACTGGCGTAAAAACTTTTTAAAACCTACCTTGACCACGGCGTATGATTGGTTGAGGGATGACCGTTTTATTTGTTGGAATATAGCCGATATCAAAATCGGTGATAATAAATACATACCATTAGAACAAGATAGTATAGATATTATAGAATCATTAGGTGGAAAATACATCGAAACATATAAAAAGTTAATGACAAGAATGATTGGTATAGATACAAGTTCTGTAAAAAATTCCGTAAAAATAGGTGAAGATTATTATAAATTTGAACCAATATTAGTATTTTATAAAGGATAAAAGGGAGTTAGTCAATGGCCAAAAACGTAAAATTTAAACTTGGTGATTTTGTACGACCCAGAATAGTAGGTCTATTTGAAGTTGGTGATCCACCATATCAAATAGAAAAAATAGAAGATGGTATTTATACCATAGTTCAAAAACAAGGTACTTATAAACATAAATTAAAAGTACCGAAGGAGAAGTTAAATAAGTTATGAAAAATCTAACAGAACAACAATTGTTGGATAACTATCAAAAGATAAATGATATAGTGGAGAATAATTTTGAAGGTGAACGAAAAGAAAATCTTTTAAAGATGTATAAATTTTTTGAAGATAGAATGGCAGTTGCACCCGCAAGTGGTAAACCAAATTATCATAATTGTTATGTTGGTGGTTATATAGATCACGTTCTACACGTTACAGATGCGGCAAAAAAACTAATGAAGGTATATGTGGAGATTGGAGCAGTACTTGATTTCACAGAAGAAGAACTTGTATTTTGTGCATTACATCATGACTTAGGTAAGGTTGGTGATACGGAATATGAATATTATATTCCACAGGAAGATGATTGGAGACGTAAGAAACTAAATGAGCATTTCACCCAAAATTCTGAAATGCAATATATGAGTGTTACGGATAGGGCATTGTATCTATTACAACATTTTGATATAAAGATTTCTCAATTAGAATGGTTATCAATTAAAGTTAGTGATGGTATGTATGATGAAGCAAATATACAATACTTGAAAACATTCAAACCAGAAAATAGTTTCAAAACAAGTTTACCATATTTGATTCATTGGGCAGACCATATGGCAACTCGAGCAGAATATACTGAATGGAAATATGGAGAAACAAAATCCAAAAAGAATGTTCAGAAGGCTGTTACCAATATAAAAGATGCAGTACAAAAAGAAGTTAAAAGTAAATTAACAAATATTGGAAAAACTGCTACTGCCGGGGATACTGCCAAAGATTTATTTGATGAGTTGTTTGGTGATAAATAAAATTTTCAATGAGGATTGTTTAGATACAATTACTAACAGAGAATTAAATTATGATTATGTTTTTTTCTCACCTCCAGATTATGATGAATTAGGAATGACACCTATAGAGGATGATGAGAAATATTTTGGATGGATGAAAAACATTTATTCTAAATTGAATCCAAATAAAAATGTAGTAACAATTGTGGTTAGTAATCGTAGATACAATAGAAGAACTATTCCCAAGCACGAATATATAACTTCAATAATGAAAGATTTGGGTTACGATTTATTGAATGAAAAGATTTGGGAAAAGTCAAGAGAAATAAATATGTATCGGTATAATTACGCATTTGTTTTGTGTTATGGTAAAGAGAACTTTAAATCTAAAAATAGTAAACAATTTAAATATGATATTTGGTTTGATCCACATCAATCATATAAGGGGTACGATTACAATTTTTCTAAAGATATAGTAGTTCGTTGTATAGAAAATTATACAGAGAAGGGTGATACGGTTTTTGATCCATTTATTGGTATTGGAACTACTGCCGTAGCCTGTTTAGAAACAGAAAGAAATTATTTAGGTTCAGAAATAGATCCAGAAGTTTATGGTATATGTATGAATCGATTAGAACAAATACAAAGGAGTAGACAATGGTTTTAGAAATACTATTTGGAATCATATTAATATTAACAACAACACTTGGATATACAACTTGGAATCAAGTTAACAAAGTTGAAAGGTTAGAAGATTGGATAGAGAATTATTCTGCAAGAATAATACAGACACAACAGGTTCTTGAAGAATTAGATTCGGAGGGTAAGTTTGAATCCGATGATGAGATTGGAACTGTATTTAAAGCGATAAAAGGTGCAGTTGACGATTTAACTAAAATAACTGAAAAGGAAATATAAATGCCACGACCAAAATCAAAGAAGAAACTTTATTTCACGCAAGGTACAGAAAATGCCATAGTTCGTCATAATAAAGAAACTCGTCCTCATATGAGAGAACGAATTTATAATGAACATATTATGTATGCTTTTGAAAAGCTTGCTGAAAATATCATCCATACATTTAAGTTTTATTACTTTGATGTACCAAGTGAGGATGTGAAGCATGAGGTGGTTAGCTTCCTCTATATGAACATGCATAAGTTTACTGAGGGTAAGGGTAAGGCCTTCTCATACTTCAGTATTGTTGCTAAAAATTATTTGATTCTACATAATAATAACAATTATAAGAGAATGAAACAGCATGATGATTATTCAGTTACGGATTATAAAAGAAATCCTACGACTGAAATGAGAACTAAAGACCGAAAAGAAATGAATGTTGAGTATATTATGATTCTTGCAGAATATTGGAAAAATAATCTTACGACAGTTTTCAAACGAAAGAAAGATTTAGATGTAGCTAATGCTGTTATTGAGTTGATTGATATGAAAGATAGAATTGATAACTTTAATAAAAAGGCATTGTATATTTTAATTAGAGAGATGACAGATTCTAATACACAACATATTACTCGTGTAATCAATGTGATGAAAAAACATCACAAAACTCTAAAACATAATTTTGAATATAGTGGTTCAGTAGATACTAAATTTACTGGCAGTTTTTTATAATTTATAAGTAATGATAATGAGATTCAGTCTCACTATCATCACAATTACGCAATAAAAAGGGGAACTTTCGTTCCCCTAATTATTTTTCCGATTAGTACTACTTACGGAATAAACCCACCAACACCAACAATGCGACGAGTCCTGCGAACCCAGAATCGCCGAACTTGTTTATGATAGATGTCAGGTTACCGATAACATTTACTCCAAAGATACCACTTCCAAAGATTACTTCAGAAACAGCACCAATGGCTACAAAGGAAATGAGTAAGTGAGCTATGTCATCTACCCAACCTTTGACGAGTGTTATGACTTCCTTCATTGGTCTTTCTCCCGTTAGTTATTGTCATATGTCGGTTAACTTCCGACAATAATAACTATTGTATATATTTTATAAACAATTTTAGTATATATTTATATATAAGTATTTTTTCCTAAACCGATATTTATTAATGTAATAATATAGGTAATCTTATGGCAATAGATTTTGAAGTATTCGAGGGCAAAACCCTCTCAGATGTATTCAAAGACATTTACGATAATTCCAAACGAAACAAAGAACAATTAGAAGTATTGATGAAAGAAGTAGTTGGTTTCATCAAAGATGGTGATACCGCTGTGCAAATAATTCCAATGTTGAAAGAGTATTTGGAAATCAATGTAAAGAATGATGAACAACTTGTTAAGTTGGCAACTGTAGTACAACGCGTTGCAACAGCACATAGGGGAGATTCTACAGAAGAGTTTGGTTTAAGCGATATAGAAAAAGAACAGTTATTAAAAGATATAGAGGTAGTAGCAAAAGGAACACAGGGTATTACAGATAATATTACACAATCGAAAGAAAATTAAATGGCATATGTAGAGCGAATTGATGCAGGAATTCAGCCAAAACAGAGGATAATTTTTACTGCAGCACAACTCAATGATTATTTAAAACAAATACAAACAGAATTTAGATTTTATGAATTAGAAATGGCAGAAGTTGTAGAAGTACATTTAGATGAAACTAAATCTTCATTTCCTAAAAAATCTAATGACGCCCCAAATTATGCATATTATGGTGGGATTCTTGCTAGATATACAACAAGTGAGAAAGGGAAACCAGTAGACTTTTTAAAAGATTGTAAACCATTAAATCCTAATCTTATGACTTATCCTATTGTGGGTGAACTTGTTTATGTTGCACAATTAACAAAACTGAAAACTGGAAATAGATTTTATTTTAGTCCTTTTAATTTTAGTGGAAGTCCTTCTCAAAATTTAAAACCAGGTATTAGTATATTAGGACATGATAAAAAAAGTATGTTTGAAAACCATCTTTCAGATGAGTGGGATCATAAACAAGTTGTAAATTCTGTTGAGGATGAACATAAAACTGGATATTATCACGAACCAAAATCTTATCCAAGATTAATGGCAGAAGAGGGTGATGTAATTATCGAGGGAAGGTTTGGTAATAGTATACGATTGGGTAGTGATAGGGAAATGAATGAACGAGGCTTTGATGGTTCTAAAATAACTTTACATACAGGTTTAAAAAGGGAAACTCTTTATAAAGGTAGTAGTGTAAAACCAGCTAAAGAAGAATTCTCAAAAGACCAGAGCTCCACGTTAACTATTGGGAGTATGACTAAACAAAATATTCCTAAAGCATTTACACCACAAGTAGATAATTTTGATAAATATTCAATGTCCGAAATATTTATGAATAGTAATCAAATTATATTGAATACAAAAAATAATGGGAACATAGGAATATTAAGTAGTGGTAACATTTCTATTGGGGCACGTGGTGAAACGGTAATAGAATCACCTGATAATGGTAATATAAAATTTGGTGGGGAAGATGCAACAGAACCAGGAGTACTTGGTGAAGAATTAAAAAAAGTACTTGATATACTTTTAAAGGCAGAAATTCAAAAGAATACTGTACTTATTGGAGTTAATACGGCAACGGCTACAGCTAAAACTGCAGCTGGAGATGCACCAGGAGCAGCTAAATTAGTAAAACAAAATGTTGAATTACAAAAATTAAATTCTGAGATGGTTCAGGTGATAGCAGTCGGCCCATATTTAAGTAAGATAGTAAAAACAAAGTAATAATAGGAGTTATTATGACTAAAAATGATCTTGTAAAAATAATACGAGAAGTAGTTAAACGAGAAGTAAAAAAACAAGTGAACGAGATACTTATTAGAGAACAACGCACTTCAGCGGTATCTTCAAAAAAATCTAAACGTATTGTTAGAAAAAGACCAGTTAAGAAGGAAGTAAATTATACATCTAATAAGACTTTAAATAAAGTTTTAAATGAAACCGTTGGGATGACAAAAGGTAATGGTACAGGTGAATATGATGAATATCCAGACTTAGGTGATGGAGTATTTGACACATCAAGAATGACAGAATTGTTGGGATATGGTGCAGATAATAAAGAAGTTCAAAGAGAAGTTGGAGCAGTACAAACTATGAAAGATGCAGGTGTAACTTCCGATCAGATTCCTGATGGTGTACTGAAAGCACTTACAAGAGATTATAGTGATTTAATGAAACACGATAAGTTTAAAGGTAAATAATAAATGGCATCCGTAAGAGAAATAAATGAGAATAAAGATGTTTTTGTAGGAGTCAAACTTCCATTAAAAACTGGTATCACTGGTCATTTTCAGCAATCTCAAACGATTAAAGAACAGGTGTACAGTAATGTGAAAAATCTTATATTGACGGCCAAGGGTGAGCGAGTAGGCCAACCTGAATTTGGATGTAATGTAAATAGGATTATATTTGAACCTATTTCAGAGTCTACTGGGGTTGCTATTGAAGAGTCAGTTAGAGATGCTATGGCAACTTGGTTATCGTATGTAACAGTTCAAAATGTACTTGTTTCATTTGATGAACAAGATACTAATAAAATATTATTGTCAATTGAATATACGTTAGATGTAGAAGATGGGGATTCTTTAGACGCTATAACATTTAATTTTAATGTAGGAATATAAAATGCCAGATTACGGAATAAATAAAAAATCAGTTTCAAAAGAAGTGAGATATCTTGGTAGAGATTTTACTTCAATACGACAAAATCTAATTGAATTTGCTAAATCATACTTTCCAAATACATATAATGATTTTAACGAAACAAGTCCAGGAATGATGTTTATCGAGATGGCGGCATATGTGGGAGATGTACTTTCATATTATGTTGATAATCAATTTAGGGAATCGTTGTTACATGCAGCAGAGGAAAAGAAAAATATTTATAAGATTGCACAATCACTTGGATACAGGCCAAAAGTTTCACACCCATCAACCGCAATTTGTGAATTTACAGTTACAGTTCCAGCAACTACTTCGGATGATATTAAGTATAGTCCTGATTTAGATTACGCACCAATACTGGTTGGTAATAGTTTAGTGGCAGCTTCAAATGGTACTGAATTTAGAGTGATGGATGATATTAATTTTGCAGTATCTTCTTCTCTTGATAGAATGGATGTTGAAATATCAAAGTTCTCTGGAAACATTCCAACATATTATACCCTTACAAAAACAGGTCATGTGGAATCTGGTAAAAGATATTCTGAAGAATTTACTTTTGGTGGAGTTAAAAAATTCCAAAAGGCCATTTTAAGTAATAGTCGAGTTGTGGAGATTATATCGATAACTGATTCGGATGGATATAAATGGTATGAAGTTCCTTTTTTGGCACAAGATACTATATTTGAATCAGTTGCCAACACTTCAGATAATGATCCAGAATTATCATCTTATTCAAATGACTCTCCTTATTTATTAAAATTAATAAAGACTTCTCGAAGATTTACAATTTATATTAGACCAGATGGTAAAACTGAATTAAGATTTGGAGCAGGTGTTTCGGATAATCCTGATGAGGAAATAATTCCTAATCCAGATAATGTTGGTTCATCCTTGGCAACGGGGTTATCTAAACTTGATACTTCATATGACCCGAGTAATTTTTTGAAAACTCGTACTTTTGGTTTATCCCCAAGCAATACAACTTTAACTGTAGTTTATACTTTTGGTGGTTCGATGGAAGAGAATGTTTTGAGTGGTGAGATAAATGCAAAACGAAATATATCTTGGACACTTAACGAAACTGGTTTAACTACTTCTGAAGTAACTGATATGAAAAAAAGTTTATCGGTTACTAATGTAAATCCTGCTTCTGGTGGATCTGATGGTGAATCAGATCAAGAGATTAAAGAAAATGCATTAGCATATTTTAATACTCAAAATCGAGCAGTAACAAAGGAAGATTATATCACAAGAGTTTATTCTTTACCACAAAAGTTTGGGAATATATCTAAGGCGTATATAGTTCAAGATGAGTCTCTTTCTAATAAACAAGTCATTTCTACGGATGGAGAATCGACATCAAACCAAGTAAGTAAGATACCTAATCCATTGGCAATGAATTTGTATATGTTAGGATATGATAGAAATAAAAATTTAGTAAGATTAAATACAGCGGTAAAAGAAAATGTAAAACTTTATTTATCACAATATAGAATGATGACAGATGCTATAAACATTCGTGATGGATATATGATTAACATTGGAGTTAAATTTGCAATTATTACTCAAAGAGGTTTTAATAAAAATGAAGTATTGTTTAATTGTGTAGAAGAGGTGAAGAAACATTTTGATATTGATAAATGGCAATTTAACCAACCTATAGTTACAAGCGATATAGCATATAAAATTTCTTTAGTGGATGGTGTAGCAAGTATTGTTCCACCTACAGAAAATAATCCTCAAAAGTCTATGATACTTATTGAAAATAAATGGAGATATTCAGAGGGATATTCTGGTTATGTTTACGATATAAATTCAGCAACCAAAGATGGAGTTATTTATCCATCATTAGACCCAAGTATTTTTGAAGTTAAAACTCCGAATTCAGATATACAGGGTAGAGTAGTAGGAGATATTTAATGTTTTATTTTGAATACCCAACTGTAGATACTACACTATATCAAGCAACACCAAGTTCCTCAACGAATACTGGTCTTGATGAGATATTAGAAGTACGAAAAGATGTAAACGATAGTGGTACTCAAATTGATGTATCGAGAATTTTAATTAAGTTTAGTTATGATTATATTTCTCAATCTATTCAAGATAGTATTATACCAAGTACTGCAAAATATTATTTAAATCTATATGATGCAGCTTCAAGTGAATTAGCAGTAGAACAAACTTTATATACTTATATTGTTAGTCAAAGTTGGACTGGGGGAACTGGATTTTATAGTAAGGATCCTGCAGGAGAAGATGGGGCAAGTTGGAAGTATAGTGATAATACAACTACAAAAACACAATGGGTAAGTGGGAGTGATACTCAAGGTGGTACTTGGTTCACAGGAAGTATAGGTGGAACTGCAGCTGAATATAATGTTAGTGGTTCACAAAATTTAACATATGAGACTCAAGATATAAGAATGGATATATCTGGTTTAGTAAAAAGTCATATTTACTCAAGTTCTGCATATCCTAACAATGGGTTTATTGTTAAACGACAAAATTTACCTACGAGTGAAAGTGCTCATACTATATTTGATCCTTCCACATCAAGTGGTTCTGCAGAATATGATACATCACATTATGGACAATTAAAATTTTTCTCAAGAGAAACCAATACAATCTACTCACCAAAATTAGAAGTAGAGTGGGATGATTCAAGTTTTTCAACTGGGTCAACTTGGATGGCACCAGTTTCATCATCTGAGATAGATCAATTAACAGTTTATTTTAAAAATTTAAGACCTGATTATAGAGAGAAGTCTAAGGCAAGAATTAGATTTGTTGGTCGTGAATTATATCCTGAAAGAGGATTTTCATCTACACCAGCTGCACTTTCTGTTAAACATTTACCAAGTGGAAGTGGTGCGATGGGACAAGGTACTTATTATTCTGTAAAGGACGCACATACTAACGAAACAATAATACCATTTAGTACAGGTTCACTTGTTAGTTGTGATGGTTCGGGTAATTATTTTAATGTTTGGTTTGATGGATTCCAACCAGAAAGACATTATAGATTTTTAATTCAGGTTATAAGTGGTAGTGGTAGTGATCAACAAAAACTGATATATGATGATGGATATGAATTCAAAGTTGTGAGGTCGTAATGGCTACTAATTATTTGAGTGCATCATTATTATCCGATTCATATGGTAGTATGTTAACTGCAGATGATAGAGAAAGAGAGAGACAACTTTTACATGCATTCGAAGCAGCACAGGTTACTGGTTCAGAAATAACCTCAGAGAATTTATTAAGAAACGATGATGGATTGTTACTTAGTTATTCTGATATTGAAAATAATTCAACAGAAGAATATTGGCAATTAGTAAGTGTATCTAATAAAAAATCTAAAGTAATACAATCTTACTTAGTATCTGTACTAAAGGAGAAAAGATTGTTTAATGAATTTAAACCAACAGATCCAGTATCCCCAGAAGCTTCTGTAATTAATTTAGAAGTTGTATTAAAAGAAAAAATAAAAATATACGAAGAGTTAATAAAGGCCGCTCAAGGCGGAGACTAAAATGCCAATACGAAATGGATTATCAGCAGGAGATAGAGGAATATTACTGTCTCCACAGAAGGCCGAAAGTAATTTTGGACAGCACTCTGATTATGCATATGTTTATGTTTATGGTGATGCTGCGGAAGAAGAAGATAAGTTATTATCTATTAATGTTGTAACCGCCTCAGCTTTCCCCCCAACAGAAACCACTGGTAAAGTCCTCATAGATGTGGGCCAAAACTTGAGAGATTTTGGTTATGAAGAAGGTGAGTTTAGTGTACGTTATTATTTTTATAGACCACTTGCAGGTGATCCTGAGTCCAACCAATATTTTCTTTCAAAAATTTCAAAAGATAGAACTGAAATTGAAATAAGACTAAACCCCAACATACAAGATTTTACATACGTTAGTGATTTAAATTCAGTAAATGGTGAAAAGTTATATGTACATAAACCCCATACAAATGCGGGTTATGAATTTCATAAATCAACTGTTCAGTCAGAAGCCAATGTCGTAACCTTAAAACTGGAAGACGGTGATCCTGGTTTTAATACTTCAATGAAAGGTGGTAGATTAGTTATATCTGATGTTTATAAAGTTAAAGAAGCTGTAGTTCCTGAGGGATACGATCCGCTCTTAGGTGAAGGAGAAGAATATGATGATGCATTCGATCCAGAAGTGGAAGGACAGACCTCAAATCCAGGATATTCAGGCCAACCAGATGACCCATATACAGATCGGGATGGATCGGTATATATTTGGAATTTTTTGCATGTCCAAACGATTAACGGTGTGGATTATGATATACATGGTTGGGTTCAACAATCAGGACCTACCACAACTCAAACTAAAGATACTTGGGCTACAAGGATTGTGAATAAAGATTATGTTGGAACAATAATAAAGGTACATTCTAAAGATCAAATTTCAGTTAATTACGATTGGGAATCAAGAAGAACTCAATTGGAAACGATGGGTGAACAGCATGTGATAAAAGGAATAACTTACCCAACCGTAGTGTCTTCATTTAAACCAGAATTCAGATTTCCAAAAGGATCTATTTCATATTCCGAGAATAAAGTTAATGATTTAAATACATACTTAGTTGTTGGAACTGAAGCATATTTAATCACCAATGAATTTAAAGATCCAACTGGATTTATTTCTATAAAACTTTACACCCCATTATCAGACACTATTGAAGAAGCTGCTAAGGGTTATTTTGTAGCTGAAGTTTTAGAGCCAGTTGAAGAAAATATTAAAATTATTCCATTTGTCGAAGACGTTGAACTTAATAACTCTACATTTTTAAGACTTCCTAATATGGGGTCAGAAGATTCTCAAATAGAATTTAGAGGAACTAATTTTAATTCATTTGATACTTTAGTTGGAAGTAATACTACGGTTATACAAGAGCTTGAAGATAAATTAGTTTCTGGTAGTTTATTAGATGTAAAGGTAAATATTGATTTTCAAAAAAGAATAACTGGTTTAGAAGAATATAACGATAATGGTTTTAGTAGTTTTGTAAATTTTAGTTCAGCTGAAGAACGATTGAAAAACTTTAAATATAAATTAGGACTTATTGAGGAGTATACTATAAGTCAAAGTTTATATACTGTTGTTTCAAGTTCAAGTGATAAACAATCTTACTATGGAACTAAAGTTGATCAGGTGAAAAATAGTTTTGACCACTATGAAGATTTCCTTTATAATGAATCATCTTCTTATGTATCAAGTTCAGCAGGACAATTTCACGATACAAGTTGGCCTAAAGAAAATAGTTCAAGTCCATATACTTTAGTACCTTCAACTGGTTCTATAGCGGTTACTTGGTATAATACTATGATTGAAAGTGCATCTTTGTATGATACTCAGAATGATAGTAGATTAGTGAATAATTTACCAGGACACGTACAGTATGATGATGAAAGTAAAACATTTTTAGAATTTATGGATATGATTGGTCAACAATTTGATGAGACTTGGGTTTATTTAAAACACTTTACAGATATGAATGATAGACAAAGTAAGCTTTCTGAAGGGATCTCAAAAGATATTGTAAAACACGTGGCACGAGCATCTGGATTGGAAGTAGTTAATGGAAACGATTTATTAAATTTATCAGAATATTTGTTAGGTAAAGATATAGATGATGCTTCACAAAAATTTGAAAAGGCTCAAGAAGAAGTAACGGAAGAAATATGGAAACGAATACTGGCCAATTTACCTTATTTTCAAAGAACTAAAGGAACTACAAGAGCATTAAAAGGTTTATTGAATTGTTATGGTATTCCAAGTTCTATACTTAGAGTTAGAGAATATGGTGGGCCTGATTATGATAATAGAATTACTTATGATTTACAAAGAAAGTTTACATATGCATTAGATTTTAAAAGTAGTCAGTATGTAGAACACTTGTGGACTACTGATAATTCAAGTGGACGTTATCCCGAAACAGTTGAGTTTAGATTTAGAACACCAAAGAGACAGAATCAAACTATAGTACAAAAAGGTAATGATTGGGCAATATCATTATTAGATGGTGGTACTACAAATAAAGGAAAATTAAAATTTCAACTAACAGGTTCAAGTGATAAGTTTTTTATTACATCTTCAACACAACAATTCTATAATGATGAGATGTGGAGTGTGATGTTAACCAGAAGAAGTGCAAGTGGAGTGGATTTATCAAATGATAATGTCTCACAAAATATAACATATGAATTGACTACTAAACAATATGATGCCACGAGGTTTAAAATAAATTATCAAACAAGTTCCAGTTTCTCAACAAGCTCTGTAGATTTAAATGGAGCATTTACTTCAAGTGCAGCAGTGTATATTGGTGGTAGTGGAAGTGCATTTGATGGTAATAATTTGTCTGGTTCGTTAATGGAATATAGATTATGGACTGAACCTCTTTCTGAAAGTAAATTTGATAATCACGTTAAAACACCAAAGGCATATAATGGTAATACTACATCATCACACGCAGATAATTTAGTTTATAGACTTACTTTTGATGAGAATGTAGACTTGAGTGGTTCTGCAGGAGTTAACTTTGTAAGTAATAGTGTAGATAACACAACATATTCTGCAAGAACGGGTTCTCAAAATTCATTCACGGACAATTTCTATCGTAGTATTAGTGAAATAGAAGAAATGAAGATTCCTGATATAGGAGCCTCAAGAAGAAGTTCTAATAAAATACGAATAGAAAGTAGTTATCTTACAGGATCATTATCACCACAAACAACTTTACAAAAATCATCATTTGATTTTGCACCTGCAGATTCGAATAAACTTGGTGTGTATTTTTCACCTACTGATGTTGTAGATAAAGATATTATTTATAGTTTAGCCGATATAAATTATGATGATTATATTGGAGATCCAAGAGATCAATTTGAACACGATTATCGTGGTTTAAAAGAAATACAAAATGCATATTGGAAAAAATATTCAAAGTCAAATAACTTTTGGGATTATTTAAGAATATTAAAATATTACGATAGTGGTATTTTTAAACAAATTAAAACACTTTTACCTGCAAGAGTAAAATCTACACTTGGTGTTTTAGTTGAACCTAATATATTAAATCGTAGTAAAGAGGTACTTGGGAATGTACCTAATTTTGAAAGTTTATACTATGAGAACGCGGGAGAATTTGATCCTGGTATTCGAGTCGGTACAGGTACTGCACCATTTGTATCCACCTCTTCAGCTGAAAGTATAGTAACGGTAGGTGGAGACTTTCCTTATTATGAGGGAGAATCTAATATATCTTATTGGATTCCAGAATCGGGTTCTATTGGAGTACTTGCAATGCCTTCTCGATATAGATTACATGGAAATTCAGTCTCTCAAAGCAATGAGTGGGGACTCAGTTATCTTACTGCTTCAATAACCAAGGGGGATGTTAATTTCGAGGAAGTATTGAATCCCACTATAACGGGTTCAACACTCTCTGAGCACAATTTTGAATATAGATATTTCTTTCATAGTGATGCATCAGCAAGTCGTCATCCAACTGTCGGTATACGTCCAGTGCATATTGGTGCAATGAGTGGTTCTATTACGGTTACTTCTCTTACGGCCCCTCATGTTTTCGTATCAAATGGTCTTTTTATGGGACATTATAGTCATTCATTAGTACCATCTGAGTTTCAGTCAATGGCATATG